GGTCATAAATCTGAGGTGCTTGCTGCGCCATCTGAAACGCGGCTTGATACTGCACCACCCGCTGAGCCATTGTGGTCGCGTTCGGATCACTGACTGGAATCACCTCAACCACGGCATAATCTTCAGACCGCGCTCTCCGGTCCACCCCCTCCGGGATGTAGTCATACGGCTCATCCGCATACTCTGCAATGATCGCTTTCAAGAGTTTGAACTCTTGTTTCATCGCAAAGTGGACCCGAGCCTGAACCGCCGACATCGGTTTGAGTGTGCGTTCGAGCAAAGCGAGGGTTGTTCCAACTGGTGCATTCGCACTCATGTCGGAGATATTCATATCGCTAATCGCCGCAAGCCTGCGTCCCTCTTGCGTGATTCTTTCCAAAAGCGCGGCGAGTACCTGTGACGGCTCCTTGTAGGGAATCGTCATGATATTATCTTTGATAGACCCACTGGGTACATCGACGTCCCGGAACTCGCCCGGTGCGATGGGGGTATCATCACCCTTAATCCGCAGGCCCCTCGATTTCAAACCCCCCGGCAGATTCGATAACGTCCCGGCATCCACAAGCTGCCGAATAATTGACGTCCCAGCAATCGCATAACCCCCGACAACATGGATCAGGCCGAGCCCATAGAACCCAAAACCGGGGATGTAGATGTAATGAACGAAATGCTGGCGTTTAAGCTGCAGATCGTCTTCCGGGTCCCAATTACGTCGGATCGAAAGAACTTGTGACGTCCCCTTATCGATTGTGATAACGTAAGGTTTCGCAAGCTCTTCCTCATCCTCATCATCCACACCGGGGAGGCAATAATCTGCATGGATCTCGTAGACCGCATACCGGTTGTCGTTCGTGAGCGTGTAACCCCCCTCTTCCGATTTTTTCTTTTCAATATCGGTAAAGAAGTCAACGGGCTCACCCAGCTCGATGTCCCTATAAAAACCTGCAACCTGCAGACGCCGCATCTCGTTTTTAGTCTTACGCATGATGTGAGTCACGCGCTCGGCAGTCTCGATATGCGAGGCCCCGTATGGGATAATGACATCTTCTGCAGGGATGTAGACCGACACCTGTCGCCCAAGTCGGGGATCGTAATAAACTTTCTTGAACGCCGAGCCCGCAAGACCCAGTGAATACAGCATCCGCTCGTGCTCGGACCGATACTCCACCATGCGTTCGGTAAGCTGGTAGTTCATATCCGCACGGACACGCTCGGCAGCTTGTTCCTTCATCCGGTCGATGGCACCCATGATCTTGGTCTTGACCGGACCTGCCGCAGGGAACGTCTCACTCATCGTTTCCGCTTGGAAACGAATTACGGCTTCAGCCAGCAGATTTGAGTAGACCCCGCAAGCATCTTCCCACGGGTCAGTACGCTCTTCATACTTGAATCCCAGCACCTCAAGACCCTTGACGTACATATCCGCCCAGTCTTTACGTGCCGTCACATCTGCATCGACCAGCCCCATCAGTTCAGAAGCAATATTCGAAAGAACCGCCTCGTCTAACTTATCGGCAAGGTTCTCATCAAACTCACCTTCTTCATCCTCAAATCCGGGCTCAAGCGTGATCTCCATGCTCCCATCAGAAAGTGTGACTGACTCTGGATTCTCAATCTCAATCTGCAGGGGCTCCAGCCCCTCTTCATCAAGAGCGGCAATACCGGCAGGTGCGGCATAGAGGCTGGGAGACATGCTATTTGTTGCCATGATTTTTTCCTAACGGGGGTCAGTAATACTTGTTTCGTCCTCTAGAGCGATACGTACCGTACGGCTCGTCTTTATAATCACTAGGCAAACGTATGAACCCACCTTGCCTAAACCGCATCAATGCCATCACCGTTGCATCCACCAGATCGTCATGACTCATAAACGGAAAACCGGCAAGCTCTTCAATCACTTCTTCGGCCCATCGAGTTTCAGGCACCCACACCAAACCTGACGACAAAATATCAGCAACGGAATTCAAACGGGCTAATTTATCCCCCGTTCCTCGATGGGGAGTATACTCTGTAACAGGTATTCCCGTCCTCCGCATCTCCTGATATAAGGCAGTGCCTGCCGACTTCTTTTCCACAATAAATGCGTCGGGTTCCCATTCTTTCCATTCTTCATAAGCTTTCTTTTTGAGTTCTGGAAACTCAAACCGGCCCTTGACCGAATTCAAAAGCATGATGTTGTGGGCATCTGTCTCCTCATTAAAGAAGACCCCCCATGTTGTAATCGCCGTAAAGTCTGCACGGTTGTGGGTTTCTGCCGCCGCATCCAGACTCATTATGATGTATTCGCACTTGGGCGGATCTTCGGCTTTCCATATTTTCCACCACTCCCGCTTCACAATAGCAGCTTCTTCGGCGGTCGGGTTCTGCTGGTACTGAGCGTTCCATTGGAACAACGGCATGGACGCCTTGGTTCTATATAGAGCCTCAATATCAAAGAACTCAGGCCAAAGTGGTTTCTCTTTTGCTGCACCTGTATTTTTATCGGTGACTGTGAGGATGGCCGGGAACTCAACGATCTTGTACTGGTCGGCACGATCATTCTGTGCCATGTCCCTTGTCACCCGACCGGTCAGATCATCCTGATGCCAACGGGTCTGAATAATGGCAACCCGACCTCCCGGCATCAGACGGGTACGCGCCCCGTACGTAAACCACTCGTAGGCTTTATCGAAGACATCAAAGTTCCCATTAATGATGTCCTGCTCGTTGTGGGGGTCGTCCACAAGAAGTAAATCCGCACCTCGTCCAGCCAAAGCCGACCCGACACCGCAAGCGAAATATTCACCCCCTGCACTCGTGTTCCATCGACCGGCACTTTTGGAGTCTGAAGCGAGGTTTACATGGGGAAAAATGTCTTTATAGGCCGCAGAATCGATGATATTTCGCACTTTTCGACCAAAATCCACCGCTAAATCAGTGGTGTGCGAGACCATCAAAACCTTCTTATTGGGGTACTTTCCCATGAACCAAGCAGGGAAATAGATCGAAACTAGCTGGGATTTCCCATGTCTAGGGGGCATATTGACGCAAATCCGGTCCTCTCCCCCTTCAGCGATCTTCATAAGCAGGTCGGCCAGACGCCTATGGTGCTTACCTACGAGGTAATCCGGCTGCATGTGCTGGCAAAAGGCGATTAGATCATCAATACATGCCTTGGCATGATGTCTTCGCTCCAAAATCTCTGTGATTTTCAGGATTTCGGCTTGTTCTTCTGGAGAAAAAGCATCCAGATTGTCCAGCATCTGCTGAACTTCAGTCTCTGAAAAATCTAAAGCAATCTCATCGAGCATGGTCGTCATCGGTTTCTGCAGAAACCGCATCTTCAGCAACCCAAACTTCTTTCTCAGAGATGCCTAACTCGGCATCGATGTCAATTACATCATCGGCAGGGGCTACTTTCTCCATCGTCCGGGTCAGTTTTTGCAACTTTTCCCTTAATTTATTACGCAACTCATCGGTTGTCTGGTGCGTAATGGTGACTTCCGACCGATCTGTGAAAAGACCTACGTCCGAATGCTTACCTAGCAGCTCCAGAGCCTTGATTCGGATACGGGGGTCGGGATTTTGAGACTCTTCCAAGAGTCTATTGGTAACAAGATTACGTAACTCGACCGCCTGATGAACGACATTTCTACCAAACTCATCAAGATATGATCTGATGTGCAGCAGGGAAGCAGGCGTTAACGTCGAAGTCTTGACGGTATTAACTTTGACAGAGGTTTTTTCCTGATCTGCCGCAAATGCACGTGTGATGACTGCAGCAACATCCATATCTTCTTGTGTAGAAGAGACTTCAAGTCCTGCACTCTCTAAATCTTCGACGGTTTGAGCCATTGCCTCAACACGTACAGGCAACGGTAGTTTATCTGCACCCTCAGATAGCGGCACACCATATTCTGGTGAGATGTTCATACTCATATTTTCGCAAGTCCTTGGACTGATTCGAGTATTTTACATACAAAAAATAAATTTGCACAAGGAGGTTGGGACTCCAAAGGGGGGTCTTTCTATAAATGAGG